GTTTCTATCGACATGGCTCACCGAACACCCGGATGTAACGACGCTGTGGCCAGGCAGCGAGATCGCCAAGCGAGTCCGCGCCATCATGGCTGACGGCGTGGTCACCACCGAAGAGCGCGAGGATCTCATGGAGACGCTGCAGCAGATATCGGGAAGCCACTTCGATCAAACCGGCGCCTCCATTCCGGAAGGTCCAGCGCTACCCATCGACGATGATCCATCGATCTTCTTTCATCACATGACGTTTTGCTTTACCGGAAGATTTCTTTACGGTACACGAGCCTCCTGCGAGCGCGCGATACTCGGCCTGGGCGGCACTGCCGTCGATTCGATTTCGAAGAATCTGAACTACCTGGTGATCGGCAGCATGATCGAGCCGCAATGGGCCAACACCACCTATGGGCGGAAAATTGAAAAGGCCGTAGCCTATCGAGACGAAGGCACCGATCTTGTCATCGTTTCCGAGAGACAATGGACCGCTGCCCTCGCCGACACCGGCAAGACGCTGGGCACCTAATCATCATGAGGCCGCAATGACCCGCCATATCCTGACTCTCCTGGTTGCCGCGCTGATTGCAGCATGTGCCGGAACGCCATTCGAATGGAACGCCGCTCGCAAGATCAAAGACGGCATGACAATCAACGAGGTCACCACACTGGTTGGCCCGCCAAATAATGTCCGAGCCCAGGGCGACACGATCCGCTATGTATGGGTCTACGTCGACGCCTTCCAGGGCTCCCGAACGCTGGTGGTCGAATTCAAGGACGGGAAGGTAATCAAAGCCCCGCCAATCCCAGACAGCTTCTAGCGCCGCGCAACCCATCACCCGCTTCGGCGGGTTTTTCATGGCGAAAAACTTAGGCATTGCCTATTGACAAGAGAAAGGCATTGCCTAATACTTCCTCCCGTCGCCCGCCAGGGCATGTTCAACCACCGGGAGAAAACCATGAATGCACCCGCAGCCGCCGCACCCGAAGCCGCCGCACCCAGCACCACCGACCTCTTCATCACCGTCCCCGAAACCACCCTGCCCAACGGCACCGTCGTGCCGGCCTTCCGCGTCGGTCAATACGTCTGCACTCAGGGCGCCGACGGCAAGGCGGCCGTCACTGCCGAGGGCAAGCCCTGGGTGCGCATCAACTTCGAAGAAGCCAAGGCCGCGTGCATCGCCGCCGGCTATGCGCTGCTCACCGAGCTGCAGGCGCTGGCCATCGCCTGGAACGTCAGCTTGCAGGACGCCAACTGGAGCGGCGGCAAGGTGGGCGACGGCGATCTGCGCATGGGCCTGCACAAGGGCACCGTGTATGGCGCCCAGGCCGGCACCTACGAATCACCCGATGCGGACGAGCAGCGCTGGTTCGTGCTTTCCAACGGCGAGCGCATTTGCGACGTCGCCGGCAACGTCTACACGTGGATCTTCGATGACGTCCAGGGCGACGAAGCTGGCCTGGTCGCCAAGCGATTCGACGCCTCGTCGCCATCCATCGCCACGCCGCCTCATCCGAGCATGGAGCAAGGCATGGGCTGGTACCCGCAAGCCGGCAGCGACTGGTCCGGCGATGCGCTCGTCCGGGGCGGCTGCTGGTACTCGGAGGCCCGTGCCGGCGCGTTCAGTCTCGGCGACGGCTGGCCCGGCTACCGCTACGGCGTCGTCGGCTTCCGCTGCACCCAACCCGGTCTCTGATCCCTGGTCTCGGGTCGCGGCGTAGCCGTGACCCCATAGGAGGACGTCATGACGCGCCACAGCCCGCTGCAGCAGTTGAAAGAAGCCAAGCAGATCGCCAAGGACCACGGCCTCAAGGTGGTCGAGTGCCAGGTGAAGCTAGGCAAAACCGATTACGTCGTTTATCGCGAACTACCCAACGGCAGCGACACCCGTCTGGGCAAGCGCTCCAGTCCGCAGGGTCTGCGCAAGTACGTCGCCGACCTCGCCAATTTTCACTGACCGGAGCCAACCATGCCACCCGTCACCGGCACACCCAACACCACCCTCTCCGCCGTCGTGGCGCAGGAAACCACCAAGGCCCTGCGCGCTGGCATGGCGCTGGAGTCTGTCATCGCCACTCTGATCTGGCACGTCGAGACGCTGCAGATCTCGCTGCCGATCGTCAATGCCGTCGTTGATGCAAGGCGGAGCGGATCATGAGGCTCACCCATCAGCTCGCGATCGGCGACGTCAGGCTGCTCGATGTCGCCCGAGAGGCGCACACCCAGCAGCGACGCCTCTACCTCGACCACAACGGCGAGCTGGTCACCGCCCTGCAGCCGCAACCCGGCTGGGTGCGCATCGCCGTCAAGGTCAAGTCGCCGACCGAAGCCAACGTGGAGCGCATTCCATGCGCCGCCTGATCCGCGCCATCCGTAGCTACACCCAGCTCAACCGCACCTGGCATTGCGCCTGGGTGCTCGCCAAACGCTAACCCTCGAGGAGCATCTCCATGTCCAAGCTGTTCGTCACCATTCCTGAAACCATCCTGCCCGGCGGACTCGTCGTGCCCGCCTTCCGCGTCGGTCGATACGTCTGCACTCGCGGCGAAAACGGCAAAGCCGCCGTCAGCGCCGAGGGCGTACCCTGGGTAAATATCAACTTCGCCGAGGCCAAGGCCGCGTGCATCAAAGCCGGCTATGCCCTGATCACCGAGAACCAGGCGCTGGCCACCGCCTACCGCATCGCCGCGCAAGACGCCAACTGGACCGGCGGTAAGGTAGGCAAGGGCAAGCTGTACCAGGGCCTGCGCAAATGGACCGTGCGCAGCGCACAGCCCGGCACCTACAAGCCGAAGGACGCGGACGAGCAGCGCCAGTTCTTCGTCACCGGCAAGGACAGCATTTACGACGTCGCCGGCAACGTCTTCACCTGGGTATTCGACGACGTGCAGGGCGACAAGGATGGCCTGATTGCCAAGCCCTTCGCCAAGGATTCGCCCAGCATGGTGATCCCCTACCCCGCCGGCGACAAGGGCCAAGGCTGGCTGCCCAAGGTCGGCGCTGATTGGTCCGGCCATGCGCTCGTCCGGGGCGGCTGCTGGGACTCGGGGGCCAGTGCCGGCGCGTTCGATCTCGACGACGTCTGGCCCGACGGCCGCAGCGGCAACGTCGGCTTCCGCTGCACCCAACCCGGTCTCTGATCCCTGGTCTCGGGTCGCGGCGTAGCCGTGACCTGGTACATAAATTAATGTCATGAGCACACAAACTCCCACCACCGACGAAGCCACCCAGCTCGCGATCCGCAGTTATCGCGGCATCGAGCTGGGGCTGGGCGAGGCCGACCCGGGCGCCGCGATCGCGGCCAAGATCGAGGCGCAGCACCCCGGCCACCTGGTGCTCGTGCAGGCGGGTAAGTTCCTGCACGGCTACGATCGCACCGCCTATGCGCTGGCCACGCTCAAGGGCTACAAGCTCAAGCTGGTCGGCACGGCCGCGGCGCCGCACATCCGCGTCGGCTTCCCCGCCGGCAACTTCAAGCGCCGGCTGTGGAGCCTGGTCGCCGACTTCGGTATTCCCTGGTCGGTCGCGCTCGGCACCCAGGCGACCGGCCACACCGTCTATGCCTCGACGCAGCCGACCGGCAACAGCCAGGTGCTCGATGCCGTCACGCCGGAGATCGTCGCCGAGGTGATCGCGGATCTGCGCCAGCGCAACGAGGTCAACAAGGCCGCCGCGCACGAGCTGCTCGCGCACCCCGACACCGCGTGCTTCCAGCTCAAGGCAAAGACGCAGGAACTCGACACGCAGCTCCTGCAGGACATCGTCAAGATGCCGCGCGAGTGGCGCGCCACCTACGGTGAATCGCTGCGTGCCTGCATGGCGCGCGTCCTGCGCGGCGTCATGGCCTATGGGCTGGAAGAGAACAAGCCGGCGCTGCTGCGCGCGATCTCCGCCGACATCGATTGCCTCAAGCACTACCTGGTGCAGGCCCCGCAGCTAAACCGGATCAAGCTCGCCTTCGAGCATCGCGCCGGTTTAGCTGTCGAGCTTGGCCGCCTGGTCGGCGGGCTCATCCGCTCACAGCGAGGCGCGCCATGACGACTAAGCGGGATGCTCTGGAAGGTCCGGCAATGCGCTCATCCGGGGCGGCTACTGGAACTCGGAGGCCAATGCCGGCGCGTTCAATCTCAACAACGACTGGCCCGACAACCGCAACGACAACGTCGGCTTCCGCTGACCCAGGGATACAGCACCCAGGCGTCGGCAATGCCGACGAAGGGACACTTCTTGGTCGAGCGTCTCGCGGGGTTGATTCATCCCCGAAAGCATGGCACCACGCCCAACCGGAAACCACGGCGGGGCCTACGGGTGCCGCCGTGGAATGCGGCACGATAGTCTGTACAATTTTAAATTGCCGGCTAGATGCGGGATTAGAGGCGGACAGGGAAACCAATCCGCAGAGGAATGCCCGTCAGAGCTATGCCTGTTCGTCACCGCCTGAGCGTATAGCAATGCGAGGTGGGGAATGTGGTTCGAATCCACCAGGCCGGCACCAATCAAGCGCAAGCGACTTCCACCGCCTCACCACCCTCGACAACCTCTTCGCCTGCTGGCGCCACGCCAAACAGGCCAAGAGCCACAGCCTGCGCGTGCAGCGCTTCGCGGCCGACCCGCTGCACTACCTCAGCCTGATCCAGCAGCGCCTGCGCGATCGAGCCTACCGCTTCGGCCCTTACCGCAGCTTCACCGTGCGCGAGAAGAAATTCCGCCAGGTGATCGACGCGCCGATGAAAGACCGCGTGGTGCACTGGATGCTCTACGACTACTTGCTGCCGATCTGGCAGCCGCGCTTCATCCTCGACACCTACGGCAACCTGCCCGGACGCGGCACCCATGCCGCCATCCAGCGCCTGGCCGACTTCGCCCGCCGCCCGGCCAACACCTGGGCGCTGCAGCTCGACATCAGCAAGTACTTTCACTCGGTGCCGCACGAGCTGCTCAAGGCCAGCGTGCTGCGCTACGTCGGCGACGAGGATCTGCGTC